TGAAGTCTCTACATCGAAAATTTCAAGATGCTGATTCTCGTATCTTTTATATTCCAGGCCGAATAGTGCATTCAATCCTGGCTCTAGTTCTTTAACTAGTTGTCCTCGTGATATAGCCATAATTTATACTCCTATAGTCCTGTTAATTGTTTGTAGAAATGATTATTAATGATAGCAGTTACTACTACGTTAGTAGCGTAAGTTGTAGCATTTAATAATTCATTATTGAAGCCTTTTGCAACTCCAATGACACGTAATTGTCCAGTATTAGTAGTGAACAACGTTGAATTAATTTCTACTTTAGAAACATAATTCGCTGATGATCCTGCTGTATACTCAATACTTCCGTTTAAGAAAATATCAGCAACCGGTAGAGTACTAGTTGCTTGGATTTCGTATCTCTCATAAGGGTCATCCGTCACGAAACCAACAATATCAGTAGCTGTATTAGAAGCTGCTAAATTGTTTGCCCATGTCGGCTTTTTAGTTGAAGCATTAGTATAGAATACTCCGTTTAGTGAACCTAGTAATGAAACGTTAGTTGTAGCAACTACACCAATGTATCCAGTGTTTAATGCTTGTACTGGATCGTTTTGATATATTGCTGAACTATTCGCCGCAATAGCGTATTCACTTAAACCTTGAGCATCTCTATTCTGTCCAACTTTGCCAATTGGTAATAGACCAAAAGGCGCGTCTGCGTTAGCCATAAGTTTTTCCTTGTTTAAGTTTTAATTTAATCCGTTGGTATTACCAAAAAATTACTTTTTGTTCGTACCACCGAAAGTTACACGAGTCTGCCTCTCACTATTGATTGGCATACTTGGGTGCTGATCCTTGTAGACATCGTTGTTAATTGCGTCTTCTCGTTCCTTAGTCCTTTTTGCAAAGTACTCGTCACGAGCTTTTGCGAGTTCTACCGGTATCCTTGCCAGCGCAAGGCCACCATGTCCAATTACACCTGCGTATTTTCCTTCTTGAATCGTTGAGTAAGTTTCACCTGGATATTCATCAGCTCTCACTAATTCAAATCCTGATCTTAACTTATTCGAAACGTTTTTAGAGTCATCCTGACCTAAAATTTCAAGTCGAATCCAACGGTGTTTGAAACCGTCCTTTGGACGCGGTGCATCCAAACTTGATGGTGGAGTCCAAGTCGTAGGTCTCTTTTCAGCAGATCTTGACTGGCTCGCACGTGGGGTCTTCATTTTATCGTTTTCCATATGCCTATACCTCCTTCGTGATATTTAATTGTTTCGCATATTCTTCCAATGGCACTCCTAATTTTTTGGCGATAGCAACTTGAGAAGGGGTGAGTCTCACAGTTTTGCGACCTGGTTTAGTACTTCGCTTCGCCGAAGCTACTGTTTGTACCGGTTTGGTCGTTTCCGTAGTTGCATTATTAGCAAATTTGTGCGGGAATTCAAGTCTTATTCTTTTATCAATTTCCGCATAATATTCGTCGGTTTGAGGATCATATCCTTCTTCATCTACAAGCTTCTTATGTATGTCAAAAGCCGTGTAAGTCATAGCTGAATCAGAGCCAAACCACTTATTTTTAGATCCCCAAGCTTCTGCTTTTGGATCTGGCATAATAGTTGGTTCAACTGATCTGTTAAGATTAATATTAGGAGTTTCTACTCTTCTTGTCTCTTGAGGAGCAACTTCTAATGTAGCTTTCGCTTCCATTAATCTAGCTTCTTCATAACCAAGTCTAGCTATTTCTCTTTGTGCATCTATTTCAGCGTTTAGATCTTGATTGACTCTTGCATCTGCAAGTTTAGCTTTTGCAGCTTGTAAACCTGATACAATTCTCGCCTCTCGATCCTTGACACTCGCTCCTTCAAGTACAGAATATTTTCTAAGAGTTGCCTCTTTTTCAATTTTTACTGCTTCTGCATATTTTAGAGCATCTTCTTTTTGACGTTCTGCTTCTCTCCACTTTTTAGTGAGTTTAGCAATTCGTCTTTGCACATCTTTACTATAATCTTCTAATTCGTCTTTCTTTGTTTCTGTCTTCTCGTCGCTCGCTTCTTGTGGCGAGGTGCTAGCGGCTTGTGACTCGGTTGCCACTTTTGCATCACTAGGCTTCTCAGCTTTTGGAGCTGCTTCTTGTTCAACAGTTTCAATTACCTCTGGTTCAGCTTTTGATGTATCTTCTAACTCAACATCAACTTCTGGTCCAGATGTATCTATATCAACTGTCTTTGCGTTTTTGTCTTCTGGCATAGTTTTCTCCTATGGTTTATATATAGTGAAGTACAGATTCAGGATCAGGAATAGTTCCTAATACTTCGTCGTCGTTTAATATACGAACTTCACCGCCTTCTATTGGTAGTCTTGAACCCGCATAGCGAGCAAAGATCACCCAATCTCCTTTTTTGCACCACGGTCCTGTTGGATATTTTTCTTTATCGTAGTAGGCAAGTGGGCCAATCTTTAAAACATAACCGCAATTAGTTGCGATTCTTAATCGATCTAAAGATTCTTGTGATATGATAATTCCGCCTGATGTTTTTTCTTTCGGCGTAAATGGTAATACTAATAATCTCCAACCACTAGGTGTTGGCAATTCATCAACTACAGATTTTATATTTTCTGGATTTAATGGTTCAGTTTTATTTTTATCTTCTTCTTTATACTTTTCTTCAAGACCTAGGTTTATCTTTGGTATTTCCTTTTCCGAGGTCGATAACGTTTCCTTTTTCATCATTTTGCTCCTTCTTGTTTAGCAGGTTAGAGATTTCCTGAATTACTGTTTGGTAGGCGTTAGCCTGTCCTTGCATATACTTGTATTTTTCCATACTGTCAACTGTTCCAGATATCATAGCATCACCAATGTTTTGGTAACTATCTCTGATAAATTTTTGCAGTTTTGTTATGAATGTTACAGCGTCCATAGTCTTTCTCCTTTGTTGGTTATATTAACAATTCCACTTACGTAGAGATTTATTAATTCTTGAATTTGGGTCGTTTGCAGTTTTTGCAGATGTTAATCTTTTTTTCATTCCGCTCATGCGCGCGCAGAAAGATTTTCTTCTATTAGCAGCCTTAGAGCCTTTTTTTAATTTAGATGGTTTTGTAGTTACAGCCATTGAAAGTTTTGATCCAGGATTTGCAGCTCTATAAGATGCAATACCTTTTTTATTTAATCCGCCTGATGGGTTTTTACCTTCTTTACGTTGCCATGCTGGAGTTCTACCACCAGATGCCATCATTGCTCTACCTTGTCCTCTTAATGCAATATCACCCATTACAAGTATCTCATAGTTGTCATATTAATAATTCCACCAGTAGCAGCTTTTTTTCTTTTTGTAAATGTAGCTACGTTTTTAGGTTTTGGTCCTGTGTTTCCGGCAGCTCTTTTTCTTTGAACTGCAGAACGTCTTTGACCTTCTGACATTGCTCTAGCTTTTGCAAGTGGAACACATTTTGGATAGCCTTTTCTTTTTTCTCCTTTTGATCTACCACAAGGAGCATAAGAGCCATCTTTTTTTCTAGCTCCAATATCTACCCATTTTTCAGCAACCCATTTTCTAAGACCGTTTGCCATATTAATATTTCTTAGTAACTTTTCTTCTATTTTCCATTACAGCGCCACAACCTTTTGCGACTCCACCTTGTTTATAATTAGATACCATTTTTCTTTGTTGTGAAAGACTTCCACCGTTTGCTTTTCCTTTTCTACCACCTGGAGTTACTTTACCAGAACAAACTGCTGATGCGTACATGTTAGCGTACGCGCTCGGGTACACTTTAAATTTTCTTTTAGCTGCTGCTTTTCCTCTTGGGCAAAGTTTAGCCATTATTTTTTCTTCTTTGACATTCCAGCTTCTGAAAGAGCAATTGCAATTGCTTGTTTTCTAGATTTTACAACAGGTCCTTTTTTACCAGAATGTAATTTTCCTTTTCCAAACTCTCTCATTACTTTAGCAACTTTAGCTTGACCACCTTTTTTATATTCTTTTCTTTTACCTTTTGTACCACATCTAAATTGAAGATCATTTCCTGGAGGTTTTTCTTTACTTAAATCTTCATTAGGCATTTTAGAATTAGGAGCATTTTTATCTGGTTTTAAAGGTGTCATATTTCTAGATACTTCAGGAGGAAGTTTTTTTGGAGGAGAATCTGTTACAACTTTTACTCCATCTTCTGTCTCTCCTACTATACCTCCTTCTTCAAATCCTTTTCTTTTTAGAAGAATTTTAGAAGTTCCTCTTTTTTGAATACCAAATCCAGCCATTATCTTTTACCTTTCATCATTTTGCCTTTTTTCTTTGTAGGCATTTTTTTAGTTAACATATCAGCTTTTTTCATTTTACCTGATTTAGTTTCTTTGTAACCTTTTTCTTCCATGGCATATTCTCTAGCTTCCTCAGATTTTGATTCCATGCTTTCATGGGCTTCAGACATATCTACATAACCACCTTTTTTAAATCCTGGAACTCCTCTTCCTTTTAAAACATCTGCCCTAGTAATTTTTCCATCTTCGTTCAAATCAGGAAATACTTTTCCACCTTTTTTAAATTCTTGTCTTTGAATTTTAGCAATTCCATTTCCTCTCATTTGTTTTCCTAATCCAGCCATTTTTTTCTCCTATCCATTTTCTTGTTCTTTATTTACAGGTCTATTTGCCATCGTTCTTGCAACCGATTCAGCAGATCGTCCTAGCACATAACCGCCCAAACCTATCTGGAGAAGACTCCAAACATCGCCAGGCAATTCAAAGGAGATAACAGCTCCTGTGAATACTTTTATAACTGGTCCTATAACATAATTCCAGACCAAGATAAATATTAATACATACATTAATAATGGTCTCCAACTTGCTGCAAACCATCCAGCTTTTGCTTCAGCTTCAATAATTTTAGCTGCAGCTTGTAATTCTTGTGTATTAGATTGTAGTAATTGTGTTTGTAATTGAGCTTTTAATTTTTCTTGAAGATCTTTATCAGGAACAGCCTTATCAATTGTATTAAATAGGATTTTTGCAAGTGGTGCAACAGCTCCTAACATTTGAATCATGTTTTAGTACCACTTTGCTGATCTTTTTTTCTCTGGAAGTATGTTTCCTTGACCTTGTACTACATCAGTTTGAGTTTCTTGAGGATTTGACATCTCAATATCTACTCCACCAACTAAATATCCATCTTTACCGGTAAATTTTGAATGATCTACTTGTTTAGATTGGCCAATTTTTTTATTTTTCTTTTTCATAAGCTTTTTATACCTCTTTTTTATTGATTTGGAAATCTATTTTTAAGTTTAGCAGCCAAAACAGTCTTTTCTAATGAAGTATTTGCTCTTAATTTAGCTAATTCTTCATTTTGTTGTAGTTTTTGACTATCTGTTGACTGTGCCATCATTGCTTTCATCTTATCAAGATTGATTCTTTCGTTACTCTCTTGTCGTTTTCTATCATTTTCTTGAGCAACAAGATCTAATTCACGTGATTTTAGTTTAGCAATAGGGTCATTATCAAATTGCGATGTAATTTTTTTCTCTTCATTCATAAATTCTTCCATCATTTCAGCAATCAACACAGCTTTTCTTGCTTCAATTCTTTCAGTTAACATTCTAACTTGAATTTGCATTTGAGGATTTTGCATTGCTTGTGGATTTTGTTGCATCATTTGTAATTGTTGAATTTCATTTCTAAATTCTATTTCAACTTGTTCTTGTGCCATTAAAGAAATGTGTTCAAAACAATTTTTTTCTAATGAAGCCATAATTACTGGAGCATTTCTTGCCATATTAGTTGCCATAAAATTTAAATGTGCAGTTATATGTGCTCTATGGTCTTGTCCTGGGAACGCTTGGAATGGTTTCCCTGCAAGAGCATCAATGTGTTCTAATGCAGGGTCCTTTGGTGTGGGTTGATCTGGTTTTATTAAAATACTATCAATGTCTCTAACTCCTAATGCTGAATACATGTTTCTATAAACTTCATACATGTTATGAATTCCAGGATTAGCCATTGCAAGTTGTAATTCTGTTTGTGCAATTGATATTCTTTGTGTTTGTGAAAATATATTTGGATCAGCGATTGGAATAATATCTACTTTGTCATCAAAGTCAGCTTGTTTAATTGTTCTTTGTGCTCCAACTACTTCATATGGATATTCTGGTGGTAAATATAATTTAAATACATTAGCTAGCAATTTAAATTCTTGTTTCATTGCTGCATATATTCTTTTGTGAATTGCAGACATCGTTCTGCTTCCTCTTTCCAGCAAAGCCACGGTCGTGCCCACTGCTGCTTGCTGATTCCCATCCCCTACTTGCATGTCAGCTATCGAAGCAAAGCGCTGACCTGCTTGAACCACGACCCCCATTAATGCTAATAAAGTTTGTGACGGTTCCTTATATGGTAAAGTCATAAATGCATCTCTTAAATTTCCTCCAGGAGCATCTACATCTCTCCATTCACCAGGTTGAATAGATTGAGCATCATCTCTAATTCTAATTCCACGTTGTTTAAATCCTGCAGGTAAATTAGATAATGTTCCTGCATCTAATAATTGACGTAAAGCTTGTGTAGCAGTTCTTGATAAACCACCAATCATTTGAATTAATCCATTACCATAGAAACCAAATCCCGGTAAAAATTTAAAGTGTACAAAGTAATTAACTTTTTTCTTTAATGGATCATTTTGTAAATAATTACGTCTAATAGATAAAACTTCTCTAGAATTTTCTTCAATTGTTACAATGTAAGGCAATTTGATTCCAGTGGGCTCACCAGTCTGTGGATTTAAATCTTCAAATCCTTCCAGATCTAAATTAACATGACATTCTAATAGTGTGAAAACATCTTCAGTTTGACCACTCATAGTCACACCTTCTAATTGTCTCTCTTTAGATTTAACATCATCATCTTGAGTTAACTGATCTGATGCTACTAATTCTATATCTCTATAAAAACCAGAAACTTGTTGTTTTCTTAATTCGTTTTCAGAAATTTTAATTGAATGAATAACTGCTTCTGCATCATCAATACTATTTGCTGTGTATGGGACAATAATATCTTGAGCTTGAATAAATTTAGATACTGCTCTTCCAAGTGTTTCATCGTAATAAATTTTTTTAAATGTTGAACCTGATAATGGTAAATAAAATAACATCTGATCAAACTCTGGTTCATATTCTTTCATGACATCCATGATTTGATAATTCATAAATTCAGCAACTCTATTTGCTTGTTCTTGAATCTCTATAGTTTCTAATCCAATCACTTGGGTTTTAACCGGTCCTTCTGGTGGTAATAATTCTTTGTAGGCTAATGCTTGAAATTGTGTAACAGCTTCTGCTAATACCGGATGAGTTGCACTTGATGCACCTTGAAATGGTTCCGTTCTTGATTCGTATTTAAATCCAAGTAGATCTAATCCTTGAGTATATGCTTTTTCCCAATCTGCTCTTGAGTCTTTATAAGATTGTGCATCTTGATAGAGTTCAGATCCTAATGTATTTAAAATTTGTTCATCAATGACTTCAGCAAGGTTTGCTCCAAACTCGGTTCCTGCTGATAAATTTTTAGTTGGATCAAAATTTATATCAACACTACCATCTTCGTTTTCTGTAACTTCCGTCGGGCCTGCAGGGGTTTCTTCTACAGATTGTGCAATCTGTTCAACCTCTAATTCTCCAGGTGTAAGCTTATCTGCTACGTTTGGAAGCGACTTGTCTATTTCTGCCATTTAATGTTTTCTCCGATTTTACTGTTCTAACAGTATTATAGTTAATATTCAAGCCTTGCGGGTTAGGACCACGTAAGGGTGGTACAGTTGTTGTTAGTTTTTTAGTCATTAATTCAAACCTTCTTTACCTTTTTCAAGACTTTCAACACCTATTAACTTCCAATCTTTTTCATTTAAAAATTTTCTAGACTCAGAATCAAAAGTATCAAATGTTTGTCTAATTCCTCTACCTGTTTCAGGATCCATACCAATTTTCATTACATATCTTGAGGTCATGTGATCTCTATTTGGATCCATAATAATAAAAGATTTATTTAAAGGATCTTCCATTGGAAATAAATCTTTAGATAAACTTTCAAATTTTAATTCCGGAGCCACTGCTTTGTCTAAAGCCATTATTCTATTGTCAGCAGTTGCATAATCAAAATTGTCTACATCTTTTTTAATATCATCTAATATACTGTGATATTCTTTTGGTAAATTTTGTCTTGCCTTATTAATTGATTCTAAGATAGTTGTATGCTTACTTTGATCTGGTATGTTTCTGTAAGGTGTTAATGCTTCTACTTTTGCTTTTTGAATTCCTTCAAATCTAGCAGTATTACCAACTATATTTATACTATTTTTTAAATCAAGTAATACATCAGAAATCAATCTTGCAAGTTTAATTCCTCCTCCTGCAAAATTAACTCTTCCTCCAAATGCTAAATTTAAAACACCTTCTCTAATAGATGGATCTCCTTTAGCTAAAGGTGGAATGTATAAATCATCTTTAGGTTCTTCTATAATTTTTTCTTTTGGAGTAATTACAAGTGGACCAAAGAAAAATGATTTTTCTTGAGTAATAGGTTTAATTTCTTCTTTTTCATATTCTTTTTTTATTTCAGGGTTTTCAAAATATTTTTGATATAAACTTTTTTTAATTTCTTCGGCTTGTTGTTGCATGATGTTATTTTCCCCTGGAACAGCAGTTTCACTAATATCTGGAGCAGGATATAATTCTGCCATTTGTCTTCTTGTTTCTAAATTAACAAGATTATCAATTTTTTCTTTAATTGGTTTTTCTTCTGCTTTTTTTGTAGAAAGTATTTCAGTAACTTGAAAAGGAGCAATATTAAATAATTGATTAAAAAATTTTCCTTGCAAACTTTGTTTACCACCGACTTGATCAAAACTATCTATTCCTGCAGGAGGTTGTTTTTTTGCATCAACAGTTGCATCAAACAATGTTTTTGTCATTAAAGGCGCTGCTGAAATAATTTGTGCTCCAAAATTTATCACATCATCTGCAAATCCTTTAATTGCTCCATATTTAAGAGATTCTGAAAGAGAAAGTCCTTTTTCTTCCATTTGTTCAGAATTTAATAACGCTCCTAATACAGCGTTAAAAGGAAGTCCTGTTGTTTTTGCTATACTTGAAGAATTTTTAATTAAAGAATTTACTGCGGGAGATCCTACTTCAACTAAATTATTAAATATTTTACTATCTATGATACTTCGCATACCAGGAATAATTTCAGCAGATAGTCCTTTTTGTTTTAAAACTCCTTTTAATAAAGCATCTGCTTCTTTAGTTTTATCTTTAGAATAATTAACAATTGTTTTTTGAAGATCGGAATCTAATTTTTCAAAATTAGGATGATTTAAACCATCATTAGTAATAAAACTATTGATGGCTAATTTTGCTTTTTTAAAAGTAGAATCAGTTAAAGATATATCTGGATGAAAAGGAACAATTTTATCTTTTACTATTTTATATTTAGTTAAAGGAATTCCGTATTGTTTTTCTGCTTTTGTAACAAGATCATTTATAGTTTCTATGTATTCTTTTGCTTTAGTAGGTTCTGATTGTTTTGCTAGTTCAATTAAACTGGTTATTCTAGAATCAAAACTATTTCCTTTAATAAATCTATTTGTGTAACTATCAAATGCTAATACTTTATCTAAAGTTTCGTAATCACCTATTTTACCTGCTCTTGCTATTCCACCCACATGTTCTACTCCAAATTTAACTTGTCCTTCAAAAAGTTTATTAATTGGATCTGTTCCTAATTGTTTTGCATATTTATAATATGATGTTTCACTATTGATTGGAACTTTGACTCCAGTTTTTGTTGTGTATGTTTTTGGTATTACACCTTCTTGCTGGGCCTGTTTTAATAATTCTTGTGTTGTTAAATTATAATTTCTTGAAAGTCTATCTAAAGAAATTCCTTCTCCCTTCGCTGGTCTTTCAGGTATTCCTAGAGATTCTCTTATTTTCTTTTTTAAAAATATGTCTCTTCCGTAATCACCATATGAAGTTACATTTCTTTCATAAAGATCAGGAAGATCTAATACTTTAGATCCTTTTGGTAATGGATTTTTTGGATTATATTCCGTTGTTATTTTAATAAAATCTGGATGTTTTTTTTCTACAAAATTAATAAGATCTTCTTTAAATTGAGCAGGGGCTCCTAATTTATTACTACTATATAAATTTAAATATTTTTGTTTATTATTTTTAATAAAAGAATCTACATCTTTTAAAACTTGTTCTTGTTGTTTAACATATTTTTTTAAATTATCTTCATTTAATTTTATTAAATTTTCACTTTTCCTAATTTTAGAACTAATTGCGTTATTCAATATAGCTAAATTATTTTCTGTAATTCCAATTTTATTGTAATATTGTTTGTTATTTTTATAAAGCTCTTTTCCAATATCTTGAAGTGTTTTTCCTTTTTTTAAATCAGCTTCAAGTTTTTCATTATTATAAAATGGTAAATATTTACCTTTTGCCTCTTGTGCAGAAAAACCTTTTTTAGATAATCCTGTTGGAAGTTCTATTTCTAAATCGTCTGCTACTTTATTTACAAGACTGTCTTTTCCTGATCTTGTCGTGCCATATCCTTCTTTTTTTAAAATATCTATAATTTGTACTTTATTGTATTTACCTTCTTTAACTAGTTCTTCAATTCTTGCAATTTTTTTAGGATCCCCTCCTCCTGCTAATTCAATTCTTCCACCTTCTGCTAATTCTAATTGTTCAGGATTATTTTCATCTGTAACAAAAGGCATATCATCTGTAAAATTCTTAGGTAATATTTTTGAAGGATCTACAACCATTCCTGAATCATTCATGTTAGATTTTTTATCTTCGTAAAAATCAGGTTCTGTCACTAGCTCCTCGCCGCTCGTCACTTGCATCGGGGCTGGAGTCACGGAGGCCTGGATTCGGGTTCTTGCTAATTCAATATCTTGTGGAGTGACAGGTTTTCTAGTGAGATAATCCATTACCTCTTTTCTTTTGTAACTACTCATTTCATTCTCCCATCAAGTAACCGAGGCCGCCTTTAGCAAATTTATATTCTCCTCTTAAAGATACATTGCCTTGATTATCATATCTTAAATTAATATTTCTATTTTGATCGGGCGCGTACTCAATGCCTACTGAATAAGGATTAAGTCTCATTACATCTCTTATGCTTTCTTTGTAATTGTATTGAGGTACATTAATGTTTTGAGTATTTCTCATTCTTATATCTCCAATATCCCCAACTAAAGAAACTCCAGTGTCGGGAACATTATATCTTCCTCTTACAGAAATATTTCTATCGGCTGTATTAACTTTAACATAAGGGTCTGGAGTTGATTTTCCAGATCTCATAGCACCCATTATTCCTAATTCAAGATTACCGACTTTAACTGGATACTTGTCCATATTGGCAGGAGCTTTATCGTGGCTATCTAAAGTTATACTAGGCGCGCCATCACTTCCTTCTGCGTAACCAATTCTTCCACCTTTTGCATTTGGTTCTCTATCTTTAATATTAAATTCTTCTAAGGCATTTTTATTATTAATGTCATCTACTATTTTTTGAATTTTTTTAAATCCTTCAGGATCATTTTCTCTTGCAAAGTCTGTAAAAGCTTTGGCTGTTGCTTCATCTGATATATTAATTGTACCTGTTGTTTTTCCAATAGCTCCTCTATTATAATCCATAACGTAGTCATAAGCTTGACGATATAAATCCATACGTTCTTTATTAGAAAGACCATATTGATCTTCTAATCCATATTTCATTTGAGCATAAGAATCTACAATTTGATCTGCTGCAATCCTTGGATCATCATAACTTGGATATATTTCATCTGCGGCTTTAATTATATCTTCATCATATTTTTGTGTTACTGTAACAGGTTCTTTAGGAGAAGTTACTTCTCCTGTTTTTGGATTAGTAGTTTCCATAGATTTTTTACCTTTTAATTTTTTATTTGTTTCTATAATTATATCTAAAACTTTTTTACCGCCACTTCCTGATTTAAATCCAATTCTTCCACCGTTTGCATAACCTTCTTTAGGAGGTTCCATACCTGTTAAATAATCAAGACCTAATGGTCGATTGTTTATATTATTTGCATAACCAATTATTCCACCTTCAGCTTTTCCTTCTGGTTCAGTTGGTTTTTTTCTAAATGGAATTATTATTCCTTCTTGTTTTGTTTCTACTTCTGGTGTTGATTTTATTCCTTTTTCCTCTAAAATTTTTGCAATTTGTTCATTCCTGTCTTTTAATCTATTATATTCAGGATAAGTAATTAAAGTTGCACCTTCATCATCTGTTAATAATAATCTGTCTTGATTTGCATTATACTCATCTATTAAATCATCAACGCTCGTTCTTCTAGTTGCTTCTGTTTTAAGATCAGTAACCTTAGCTGGTTTATTAATTCCAAATTCTTGTTCTGCTTTTTTTGCTTCTTCAATTGATACAGATCCTGGTAATCTACTTTCATCAGGTTCAAATTTAAATTTAGATCTCGCTAATTTTTCTGCTTCCATTTCAGTTTTTAAATTTTTAAAATCTGGAATTAAACTATCTAATTGTTCCAAAGCTCCTTCACCATAAATTTGTCTAAATGGATTTATTGGCTCTTTCATGTTGATTGCTTCTTCAACAGTTATGTTTTTAATTTTACCTGCTTTAATATCATTAATTAAAATTTGTCTTGCTGTTGCTCTAACTAAACCCTCATCTCGCATTCTTGACAAAGAAAAAGATTCTAAAGATGCCCCATATTCTTTTAATACATCATTTAAATCTACTTTCTTTCCGGTTGTTTCTTCTAATTTTTTTGCAGCATCTTTTAATTGATTAAGTTTTGATTCAATTTCTACTACTGATGAAGGTTGACTAATTATTTTTTGATCCTTTATTAAATTAGATGCTTCAAGTTTATTTTTTGTTCTTCTTAAATTTCCTTCAAAAATTAATCGTTCTGCATCATTCATCTTTGGAATGTCTGGAATTAATTGCTCCATTTCTTTATAAGCATTAATTGCAGCTGCATCGGAAGCTGCTTCTACATTTAAATCTGTTGAAACATATTTTTGAAGTTTACCACTTGGAAGACGAACAACATTTGTTCTTGTGCCTAATGTGCTTGATAAAGCTTTTGGTCCATATAATGCTTTAACTAAATCTAATAAACTTTTCATGTTAATAGTACGTCTTATTGTTTCGTATTATAGGTTCGTCTTTATAGTCTTCAGGATGATCTATAAATCCACCTTGTCTAAAACGCATGACTGCTTGTGTCATAGAATCTACAAGGTCATCATGATCCCCATAAGGAAATGCTGCGCATTCCTCAATTACCTCTTGTGCAAATTCCTTTTCAACAGGTGCCCATATTTGACCTGATTCAAACAGGGGTGCTACAGAGTTAACTCTAGAGTGTTTGTCGTTTCCTCTAGAAGGTGTGTAGTTTATAACAGGGATGCCCATTTTACGCAATTCATAAGTTAATGGTAGTCCTGATGCTTTTGCCTCAACTAATACAGTTTCTGGTTGCCAATATTGATATTGCTGATATGCTACACGTCGAAGCTCAGGAAATTCAAAACGATCTTTCACAGCATCAAGCAAAATGAGTTGAGGTCCTGAGTCTTCGTTTCTTTGAAAAACTCCCCAAGTTGTTATCGCTGAATAATCGGCTGATTCTTTTTTTAAGAACGCAGTATCATAACTTTGTATTACATGTTGTAATGGAGGAATAAATTCTTTATCCCATTTTTGCCACCACTCACGTTTTATAATTGCACCTTCTTCTGATGTTGGATTCTGCATCCATTGTGCATTCCACTTTTGTAAACTAATAGATGCTTTGACACCTTCTAATTCATCTAACTTCCAAAACTCTGGCCAAACAGGTTTACCTGATGGAAGTATTGCAGGAAATTCTATCAGTTCCCATTTGTCAGATTTAATGTTCCCCGATTCTCGCAGCAAGCTTCCAGTCAAATCCTTTGTATTCCATCTTGTCATAACAAGAACAATTGCTCCGCCAGGTTGTAATCGTTGACGTGGTCCTGATGTATACCATTCATAAGCTCGCTCTAATGCGTCAACATTCATTGCGTCTTGTTCAGAATGTGGATCGTCAATAATTAGAAGATCTGCACCTCGACCAGTAATAGCAGATCCGACACCTGCAGCATAATACTCACCACCTTGTTCTGTTTCCCATTTACCAGCGGCCTGACTATCTTCACGTAATCTTGTTAAAAATATTTCTTTGTATTCAGGCATGTCCATTAAAGTTTTTGCTTTTCGTCCAAATCGAACTGCAAGTTCTGTAGTGTGTGTTGATTGAATTATTTTCAGATTTGGTTTACGCCCAATCATCCAGGCTGGTAGCAAGAAGCTGGCGAACTCGGACTTTGTATGTCGAGGCGGCATATTAATAATTAATCTTTTAATTTTGCCTTGAGACAAATCATTAAATTTTTCTGCAATTTTTTTATGATGAGATCCTTCAATAAATTCAGGCCATACACGTTTTACAAACGTCATAAAATCAGATTGTGCTTTTTCTATGTTACGTTTTTGTGTAGCTAGTGTTGCAGCTTCAATAAATTCTTTTTGAATATCAGGTGGTAATAAATTTAATTTCTCTAAAGTTAGTTTCATAAAAATTTTCCGCAAAATTTTTTAGGATTAATTTTGGAACCTTTGAAGTATTTACACCCTATGAATGTCTAAATCAAGCAATACACGGTTAAGTTGCGGGACCCCTTTTTAATAAGGGGGATCGATGTTTAAGGAAACAAAGTTAATTGTAAGTGGATTGGGACCTCTTGCCACTAGCCACTCGATGCGAGTGGCTTGAGGCTAGCAACTAGACTCAGTCTAGTAGTGTCATGTATTCGTTAGGAAAATGTTTAGAGAACCAAGATAAACCTTTTTGCATGAGATCATATTCCTCTGTAACCTCAGCACCTTTAATCATATCATACACAGCAACAGCGAACCAAGGTAGACTTGCAACTGCACCGCTGTACATATTAGGTACATCTATTAGTTTTTCTTTTGGGTCTAAGTTTAGATTTAAATCAAATGGAATGCGATACTCTTTGCCTTGCCAATTGATAACGTGTAATGGTTTAGTCATTGTCATCCTTTCTGTTAGTTATTAACTACTATATCCTCAACTGCATTGCTATTTAATAACTTTATAGTTGTATCTACATATGTACCACGCCACCCCTCTTTAGTTTCTTTCTCAACTACTATCGGAGTTTCTTGTGGTTTAGTATTTATTCCAACTACAGTCATTAAATGTGTTAAATGTTTAGCTAACCAATTTTGCATACAACGCTCATCGCAGAAATATCTTTCCCATATGTAACCCCAAGAATGAGTAGTTAAATCATACCTTGCGGCACGAGTTCTAAGAACTTTATTTCCTTTTGTTCCTCTTATTCTGGACTGAGTTTTGTATGTATGACATTCAGGTCCTTGGCAAATGTGTCTAGTCATTTTTAATTATCCTTTCTCTCAACTAAAGTTATATCGCCACTTGCAGTTCTATATCCCTCATTGTCTAAATCAAAATAAGTAAAAAGAGTTTCATTCTTTTTTGAAACCCACTCCTTTGATTTGTCAGTCCATACTCCAGCACGAGTTATAAACTTACCATACTTTTTAGCAAAATAAGTTATGTTAAATTTAGTACCCTCTTTTAAGTTAAACATATTATACCTTTCTGATTTGTTTATATAGGGGATATTAATATAATATCCCCTATGTGTCAATAGTTAATTTAATGCAACTTGTGCTTGTCTTGCCTTTTTAAATTGAGCAATAACAGATTTGTTATCCTGTTTTGTTCTTCTTGATTTAATAAGGTTTGCCAAGTTTTCTGGTTGATAAATAGTTAATGATACCCCTGCTGTTCTTTGCAATTCGCCCTCATTAACATTTAATCCCAATGCACCACACAAGTCGATTGCGTCCTTAACATATTTATAATCTTTAAGAGCATTAGTAATATCTCTCATATCTTTAAATATATTTTCTGCCCAAGTGTAATGTGCATTAACAAAACTTTCTTTAGCAAGTTTAAACATTTTCATTTCATTAAACTCACTATTTGAACATGGTATCGTTCTTGAACGACAATAACTTGTACCAATAACATCAAGAGAAAATTTATCTTTCCAAGATTGATAAATTCCATCTTCGTTTTGATAGCCAAGAAATTTTCTTATCTTGTCTTTTTCTTGCGTCCAATGTGGATTGTCCCTGTTGTCTTGTGCTTTCTGTTGGATATTAATTTCAGGATTAACACCAAATTGTTTTAACTCATCACGATAGTATGCGATACCAAAGTCTATGCTTTCAAATCGTCCATTCATATTTGCGTCCAATTTGAAATCAAAATGTTCAGCAATATCATCATCACTATTATCATTTTTTTTCATTTCGGTATTAGCGAAATAAAAACAACTGTCTTTAGCCACAACATCACACGCACTACCATATTTCTTTTTAAATGCTTGTAAGGTTGCAACATCATCTTTAGGATATGCTCGTTGCACAATATTAGTAGCTAACTTGTATGCTCTACTATAAGCAACATCAATATCCTCTTTTGCTGATTTAAAGTTTTCAAGTTCAGTAGTTTGTTCATTCTCAAAATGAGATAAAATCAAACCACCAATCTTTTTTCTTATATCAGTATTTAGTCTTGCTTTAGTCATTTTATACCTCTTTCATTGTTAGTTATAATTATTTAATTACACCACTTGACAATATCTGTCAATAGGATTATATAGGATATGAGTGTTAAGTATAAAAGGAAACTTAATTGTATTACTTAAACTGGCACTCAATTGTAAGTTGTGGACAGAGAGTCAGCTTCCTAGCTTGAAGGGGAATAAAGCTATAGCCACCAGAGTGTACACAGTAGGGACGGATAGATCACTGGACGTTATTAATACTCGCCCCAAGCCACAACTTACAGAAAGAAAATATTATGATTGAATTATTTGGAATGCCTTTAACAGACATGCTTCTTGCATGCATCCTGTTTACATTGTGGTGGAGCATATGGCGAAAAAAATAAAAGCCCCGGACTTTACAGCCTATATCTGGAGGGACCATAAAGATTTAGATCCTAGTTACTTGCAGCAATGCCGGGCGTTCCTGGACCAGCTGCCGCGCGCTAATCCGTTTCAAGCTACAAGCAGCAAGCCACAAGCTACAAGCAGCAAGCCACAAGCTGCAAGCAACAGGCGTCTTGACAAATCTAAATAAAGGATTATATAGGATATATGAAAGAATCAAAATATACATTTTTATATAAAACAGCTTGTGGAAGCTTAATGCGTCCAGAAAGTTTTATTAATGTTAACAGTGGACGTACTCTTAGCTCTTCACAGTTAAAAGCTCTAAATATAACTAAAGTAAAAAATGAACGTAAAAGACCTAGATAAAATAACTGGTACCCTGTCAAAGCCTTCTAAGATGCCAGGCTGGGCTTACGGTATACCCGCAAAAGAATGTAAAACAGGATCAAAGCTGCAGCAGGTGAAGGGGTCAACTTGTTACAACTGTTACGCTCTGAAGGGTTGCTATGTTTTTCCTAATGTACAGGATGCACAATATAAGAGGCTGGCGGCTATTAAAAACCCTTTATGGGTTAAAGCAATGGCGGCTCAGATATTACGCCACAAGTCAAAATATTTTAGATGGCACGATTCAGGTGACATACAGAGTCTGAAGCATTTAGCAAAGATATTCGCCGTTGCACGCCTTACACCTGATGTTAATCACTGGTTACCTACAAGGGAAGCCTGGGTCAAACCATATGTAGGAAGAGCTCCAAAGAATTTAGTAATCCGTTTTAGCATGCCGATGGTTGATCAGGCTGCAGCTGCTTCTTGGTCTCACACCTCCACGGTTGTGACTACAGGGAGAACCTGCCCAGCTCCAGATCAAGACAACAAGTGTCTGAGCTGCAGAGCATGCTGGGATCCTAACGTTAAAAATGTTGCATATGGGAAACACTAAAGGCGCGGTCCTTATACCTGGCCGCGCGCCTACCAGTTCCAGCTCCGAGCTACAAGCAGCAAGCGTCAAGCCGCAAGCTTCAAGCGCCAAGCGTCTTGAATTTTTGATATATTGATTCGAGCCCCAAGCAGCAAGCATCAAGCTTCAAGCCGCAAGCAACAAGCTGCAAGCAGCGAGAGCCTTCATAAAGTTTTGTCGTCGAGTCTCTTTCAGAAGAAACTAGAATAAAAGTATTTTTAGGATGCCTCACATGGAAGCTAATTTGATGAGGAGAAAGCTTAACGGAATTACCTTTTGTAACCTTCAACTCAACAGTAAAAAAGGTATGATTTTTATTATAAGCCAATAGATCTGGAGTGCCAAAACCGCTTAAATTTTCTAGCCTTGTGAAAGATATTTCAGGCATAAATTTTTTAACTTTATGCCAGAATTTTGTCTCGGGTTTCAAGGTAGCTATACCTTCTTCATAACCTTACCCATTGTCCATCTTTCACGATCTATTGTGATGACTAATCTATGAGTTTCACGGTGTCCAATTAATTTATTTTCCATTAAATCAATACCAACAACATCAAAAAGTT